CCGCCATATCCTGTAACTAGGGTTGCACCACTACCAAAAGTAGAGCTGGCGCCGTTGTTTCCTGCTGCCCCGTTAGTTGAGCCACCGCCGCCACCTTGCGCTACTGAGATACTTTCTGTTGAGCCTAGTTCAGACGCTTTAAAAACTTTCTTAAAATATGCACCGCCACCGCCGCCACCGCCGCCAGTAGCGTTAGCACCATTACCACCGCCGCCACCGCTACCCCAAACTTCAACAATAACAACACTATTTGCACCTGTACCTGTAGGCTTGTTCCAAGTTCCAGCCCCAACGGCTTCAAAAATTTGCATATTACTACCACCCTGCACAACTGCTGGGTTCGTAAGAAAAGCTCGCAAATCTTTATAGATATAAGATTGCCCAGCAGTATCAGTATCATAAATACCTGTCGCTGTTGTTCGGTGGTAGATATAGCAAATTGGTATAGTATTATTTACAAGTGCTGGTGCGCTTGGGCTGGCTGCCTCTGCCCCATTTGCGATTGTAATAGTTCCAGCACTATCAATATAAACCAAGTCAATGCGTGGGTTAACAGTTGGCGCTGTCATTGTTGGGCTATTCCCCCCTGCATATTCAACTTTCGTCTGTCCTATAAATCCTAGTCCAGCCTCAATTTTTATTGTCATATTTGGGCTAGATTGTGCAGACGGGTACAAAAAACTTGACGCGCTGGCGTCTTGTCTTAAATTATTGTATTGTGCGGCTGTGGCTGTATCGCCTGCCGCTACTGCGCTGCTTTTCATATAGTTTTATTTAATTTACTGTTATTACTAATTCTATTGTGGTATCTTCGCCACTTGCCTTTACATAAGGGCTGCTAAACAATGCGTGGTTCCACATTTGCCCGCTGCCTAAGGTTGCGCTACCGCCAATAAATGTACCCATTTCGTTATAAGTGTTATTAGCTACCGTGCCGTCAGCTAGGAAAAATCGCAGTGTAAGCACATTATTAGCAATCGTATATGCAGGGCTGCCTGCCCGCACTACAGCAGTGTTTAAGTCTGTATCAGCATTGGTTGGTGCTGTTGCGCTGGTTCCCATTTCCACATAACCAACTGCCAAGTCGTAAGTAGTCAGCCCTGCCAGTCTTTGGCAAATCAGATTGCGCCCGTGATTGCTGCTGCTTACTACCAAATTGTCTGTTACCGCACCAATGCCTAAAAAGTTTTCATTCAGTATTACCTCTGCCTTGCTTTCTAATTGCACCCACTTGCGCTGCAACCTCTTTGCAAAAGGAACTAACCAGTTAAAGCCTAGTTGGTCAACAGCAAACCACGCCCACGCCTCGCGCTTTTTTATAATGTTGGCTTTACTAAACAATGGCTGCACTTTATCTACAGTTCCCTTGCGGTAACGCTTAGCGTAAAATTTGCCAGTAATGCCTTTTAAGTTTTCGGGTATTATATGTTTCATAGTTTTAACTCCATGTGCCAAAATTCCAGTCAAAATCATTGGCAGCTACCCCCCACTTGTATGGCGGGCTTGTTTTAGTTGCGGTAACGCTCGTTTCCACTAGGGTTACGGTTTCAGGAAATACCTCAAGGCGCTGTATAACTTCGTCGTCTGCCACGCTAATGTTTTGGCGGTCTTTACTTAGCAATCCAACCATAATGTCAGCAAAGGTAAGTTCGCCACTTGCCAAAAACTTAACCGTGTATTCTAGGGTGCCGTAATTGTTTGCCCGTGCAGTAATGCGGTTAATCTTAAAGTAGCTATCAACACCAAACAGGGCGCTGTTAACTCGGATATATTGCCCAGTTTTTAGCCCTGTCTGCGTGGTTCTAAACCCGCCACTATATGCCCCGTCTGCCCATTTAGTCAGCTCAGCCTTTGCACGGGTATGTGCCTCGTCAATACTTTCAATGGTTTTGTCTACTATTAAGCCTTGGTACTCGCCGTAAGTAGATATACTGATTTGGTCGCGCACCTTGGCAATAAGCGGTATGTGGGCGTCGCCAAATACTTTAACAATCTGCCCTGCGGTTGGCTTGCTTGCCTCAGGGAATTTAATAGCCTTTTCGGTGTAGTTGTATAAACAGTCAAAGCTAGCAGGGTTGTCTATGTTGTCTATGCCCACGGTCTTGGCTACGCCTGCTACCGTAACCTCAACATTGCTGTAGCGGTAAATTTGGGTAAACACGCGCTGGTTGCCGTCTGCCTCGTACAAGTCAGGGGTAGTGGTATCAGTTAAGTTGTTCAAGTATTCCCCACCTCTAATAATTACGCTGTTGCGCAGCTCTATAATGTTTTGGTCAAAGTTCAGGCTATCACTAATGACCTTGCCGTTATCGTCCTCTACATCAAATGGCGCGGCATTGTTGCTTACATTAAAAAAGTGTATGTCGCCGTCATAATCTATGTACCAGTCATAGCCAATCAAATCAGCCAATTTTTGCAAACACTTGCTAGGTTGTTCGTAATTAAAGCGCACGCTGTCTATGGTCGGTAAGCCAGTTTCAACATTCGCGGTGGTAAACCCGCTGGTAAAGGTGCTAACAATGTCAGCCACAATATCGTCTATCGCCTCATTGTTGTAAGCCTTGCTAACCAGTGTTTTATCAAACTCATGCACCAAGTCCTTGCAAACAAATGAGTAACCTTTAAGCACGCCGCCAATAACCAAACTGCGACGGTCAACTATAGTACCCTCAAAAATCTTTACCGCGTCCTCAAGCAGCTGCACTGTAGCCCCCACTGCTGGTATGGTCTTGCTGGGCGTTTCCTTTATGTTAAAAGCCAAGGTATCAGGCTCTTTAGTAAGCCCCTCGTCCTTGGTAACGCTTTTCCAGTCAACCCAACTGCTGCGGTCAACGGTGTTAATTTTTAATACTAAAGCCATTGGTTAAATCCTTATTTGTTGCTTAATAACGCCAGCTAAAATGTCGCCAAAATAGTCTGCTTGCTCTCGGCTGGTCATAAAGGTACCCTGCAAAACCACGGTTAAACCGCTACCGCCACCTAAGCCGTATTTATCTGCTTTGCTCAAAGGTATAACCGCCTCAGCGCCCGCCTCGCCAATCATTGCAATAGTAGGTTTGGTAACAATCCCACCCTGTGCCAAGTAAGGTATGTTAGGAATTTGCGGGGCGTTGATTTTAACAATCCCAGCAGCTTTGCTTGCTACTGAGTTTACTTTGTTTATAAAGCTGTTAATCTTGTCTATTAAAAAGTTGATACTGCCAGTAACAATTGATTTTATGCTATCCCACACGCCTGCCACTTTGTTTTTTATCCCATTCCACATTGCGTCTGAGGCTGCTGTATAAGCCGCACTAAAACCATTGGCAATAGCAAGTATAATTTCATAACCAGCCTGTATGCCTGCTTTCATCTCGTTAAATTTGCCAATTACGGCGGTAGTGATTGCGTTCCAAACCGCTATGGTCGCATTTTTCAAGGTTTCCCAATGGGTAACAATTAAAACAATTACGCCAATTAAGCCAGTCAAAGGAATTAACAAAATCTGTATGGCGGTTTGTACAAAGTTTGGTAATGAGTTCCACACCTCAAGCGTTTTTTCCTTTACCCAATCCCAGTGTTTAATAACCAAAACAATGCCAGCTACCAATGCTGCCACTGCAACAATGACTATGCCTATAGGGTTGGCAGCCAAAAACATCAAGGCGGTGCCTAGCGCGGTAACACCGCTAATAACAGCGGGAATAATAAGCCCAATTGCGCCTAGCGCGGTAACAAGTGCCGCAACACCTGCGCCAACGGCTAATATAGTAGAAATAAGTTTAGGGTTTTCGCTTGACCAGTTAACAACCTTTTCAATAATCGGGGTAATGTAAGTAACCAACTGCGTCAGTGCTGGCAGTAATGCCGCCCCTATGTTTTCGCTAATGTTGCCCAGCTGTACCTGCAACTTAGCCATGCTACCCTCTACTGTTTGGCTGGCAACCTCGTTGGTGTATTTCAAGTTTTGTGCCAATCCCTCTTGCAATGCCGCAACCCGTTCGCTTTCGGTTCCAAACTGTATGAGCTTACGCTGTGCCTCGGTAAATCTAATTCCGCTTTTTTCAAGCACGCCAAATTGACCATTAAGGGCTTTCGCCATAATGTTTGCTGTTTGGGTCAATTCCTCAGCCCCCGCATTTACGCCAAATTGGTTAACGGCTAAGTCAGCCATGCTGCTGCCCAGCTTTGTTACCATGTCAGTGCTTAAGCCAAAAGTCTGCAACTGCGCCAAGCCAGTAGCTATTGCGTCGCCGTCTAGTACGCCTTTGCGTTCAAGCTCATTACTCAAGGCTTTCATTGCCTCTAACTGCTCGCGGGTTCCTTTGGCAACCTGCAATGTGGCATGCTCTAATTGCTTTTGGGCTTTTTCTGCCTCGGCATAATCTTTAATAGACTTGTACGCTACAGCACCAATTGCACCCAACGCAGCAGTACCCGCAACAGTCATTGTTTTAAAAGCTGGTTGCAGGTTATTTATGCTGCCGCTAATTTTGCCCATTGCGGCGCTTGCCTCGTCTTTTACTCTAACTAATATGCTAATGTCTGTTTCAGCCATAGCGTTGGTGCTTAATTATTCTTGTTTCCCGCACCCTCTGCTTGCAGCATGCTGGTAATTATGTCCAGCCAGTAAGCGGGTTGGTCTAGGTACTGTTCGCGTGTCCAGCCGTACTCTTTGCAAATAAGGGCAGCTAGCATATCTTGTGTTAGTTCTGCTCGGCTGCCCTTAAAGTACCGTTTCCACAGGTAAGCGGTGTATTCTATTTCGTCTGGGCTAAAAAACCCGTGTCTGCCTTTCCTGCCTCTGCTACCGCAAAGTCATATTCAGCAGGGCTTGCGTCTAGCAACAATTCAACTGGGGTTTCGGTGTTACCGTCATAGCTAATAACCGCCAATTCCAGCAGCTTGCGCTCTGCAATCTCTACAATTTCCCCGTTAAGTTCGCCAACCTCGGCTGTGCCGCCTTGCGGGCTAACTTTCAGGTTCTTTAGGTAAATGCCGCGCAATTCGTTGCGCTGTCGTGCGGTAAAAAATTTACGCAATACCAGTGTTTTTTTAGAGGGGGTTTCAAGCGTGATTGTATTTTCTGTGTCCATTGGTTTATGCCTTAATTATTTTTATTAGTAGCTAGCCACTGCGTTGGTAACAACGGCAGTAATCATTTTGCTGTCTGTAGTGTCGTAGTGTGCTGTAAACTGTGCGCTTTCAATCATAATGTCGTGCAGCTTAACTGGGGTGCTGTGTTCGCTAAATACGCACTTGTGCAAGTCAATACGCACTTGCGGGTTTGCTGCGCTACCAATCGTTACATCAGTGTTAATCATGTCTAAGCGCAAAGCCTTTTTGGTGCCAGCTAGGCTAGGTGTCTTTATGGTAGCCTCGCTATCCCAAATAGCCTCAAGTTCGCCGCTAATTGCCAATTGCTTGTTCAAAAAGTCAGCAGGGGCTACTGAGCCAAGCACCCAGTCAGGCTCAAGGTTGCTTTCAATTTTCAGCTTTAGGCTCTTAATAACAGTTGCGCTGGCAGCGGTTAATCCGCTTTGTGCGCTAGCCATTTTAAACACAACATGCTGCGGTAAAAAGCGGTTTTCGGTAGTGTTGCTTGGGGTCAATGTTGCGGTAGCGCCCTTTTTAGCCTTAAAGGTAACGCTGTATTCAAGGTATTTGCCCTGTTCGTAGTTAATTTCAAGGCTTTCAATACAGCCCAATGCGTGCTTGTAGTCCTGCCCTGCAAGCGGGTCATTCTTAAACAAGCTAATGGCTTGGTGCTGTGCGCTTTGTGCCACGGTAATGGTGTGGTCTTTAATTGACGCGTCGCTGTCTGCGTTGTCGCCAGTGCTTAATGAGCCAAGCACGCCCAATAAAATCAAAGCAAAATGCTTATCGCCAATCGGCGCTTTGTAAGTAACCTCAGCCCACTGGCGGGTAATATCCTCGCCTTGGCTTGCCTCAATGACGCCTAGGGTCTGCTCGTTAATAACCCTTTCGTCTTTTTCCAGCACATTAAACTCGTCGGTTTGCAGCCAGTAAGTCGCTGTGCTTTCGGCAGTGCCTCGGACGGTTTCCTTGGCAATACCAATTTGTAGTAATTTTCCAATTCCTTTGCTCATAAGTTTGTAGTTAGTTAATGCTAATTGCTAAACTTCTTTTCTCTCTTTTTCCCAAATTTCTTGTGCCTCAGCCGCACTGCTTGCTTGCACTGTTAGGGGTTCGTATTTCCCCTCGCCTGCAAAATGGTATTCCTCTTTACCGCTTTGCTTTGTAGCAGCTTTGTTTTGGGTATCCTCAGGCTGCATGGCTTTGTTTTTTGCGTCTTTAATCATGGTTATTTGTTTAATGTTTAAAAGGTTAATGTGGCTAATGCCTTAACTCTCAGCGTTACCTCAAACCAAATGTATGTGCGGTCAGGGGTGGTCAGTGCTTGCGGTTCGCTGCTTGCTGGCTCTATTGCCCCGTTTGCCACCCCGCCAAGGGTAGGGTCGTTATCAAACAGGTTAATAATTGCCTCTACCAAGTCCTCAACCTCTGTTGCATTGGCTATGTTATCGCCTCGCATAACCACAGTGATTTTAAAAGTGTAGGTTCGCATGTTATCGCGGTTGGTTTCCGCATAACTACTAATTGAGGGGGTGGTAACAACCGCCAGCGGGTAGGTGCCAGTGTCGCGGTTAATCGGGTCTATAGTAAAGTCGTCTATTACCACCTCGCCTAAGCTCGCAGGCACCAAAGTATCAAGGCTTGTTTTTATTGCGTTTTTAATGTCTGCGCTTTTGCTCATAATGGCTTAGTTAGTAATTGCTTTGGCTATTTGGTCAGCCACACTCTGTATATGCTCTTGGGTTTCGGGCTTGCCCGCTTTTGCTATTCTCGGCATAAAGGCGTTTGGTCTAATTCGGCTGGTACCCTCATGCACATACTCTGCGTAAAACACTGTCGGTTTAATGCTGCCCTCTAATTTCCCTGCGCTTGCCAGCCTAATACCTGTGCTAAAGCTGTTCAGCAACATGCCTGTACGGCGGTTGCGTGGCAGTTTAAATTGCAGGTTGTCGTCGGTAGCCTCTTTGTGCAGGGTTGCCAGTATTGCGTTAATCCCTCGCGCCAGTATGGGGTTGGCTCGTTCGGGGTAGTTTTTCATTCCCGCAACTATGGCGTCTAAACCCTCAATGTCGTACCTGTCTCTTATACAC